ATTTGAATAATTATTTAATACTTTAACATCAAGAACATTTATAATTGTGAAGACTGAACCAAGTATTGAACCAAGTATACCTGCTGAGTTTACAGCGACACTATTAAATCGTCTACGCTCAAAATCTCTTCTGCTTTCAATATTCGTTCCCAAGATTCCATCAGATAAGTTGTTAACTGTATCCCAGCCAATAATTGACTGGCTTATCACATTTAACGTGCCAGACAAGCAAGGAATAGGCCCTACTACTGTATTTTCAACTTGACCATTTGCCGTCTCACTTGGTCCGATTGTTACTTGTTGTAGGAATTGATAAACATTTCCATTTGTATCCTGACATTGTGTTCCAGCTGGAATTATTGTACCTGATAAACCGTTAACTACTACATTAACTACCGTTGGAGTACCAGGCTTTCTTTCAATGAAGTATATTTCGCCCAATGCGTCTTGAAAAAATCCCATTGCATGTCGAGGGTCAAATTGATTGACTAAATAAGCTATCTGACTGTTTTTGTTTGCGATAATTGCAGTGATACTGGTTGCTAGCTGGCCCTGAGGAGTTGATAAGTCGAATGACAATTGACCGCCAAATGCTTCATTGAAATCTTCTAAAACACCGTCCAAAATTTCTTGCTCAGCCGGAAGTATTAACCCTGTTGTTGTAAATTGTATTTCAGGTACGTTAGAAAGTAATGCCATTATCCCCACCTAAATCATCAGTAAATAAAATATTTCCGCTTAATTTTCTGTCATTCAATTGGCTTAAATCTGACCTAACAGATGCAACATGCTCAACTGTTAAAGTTTCTTGTTCCATTAATGCTCCTATAAAATTAATGGGGACATTTTCTCCTAAAACGTTAAAATAAGGAATACCTTTATTGTTTTGATAAAATTGTTCGCCTCTCACTGTTCGTAATGCAGTTGCTACATTTTGAGCAACTGCAAACGAATCAGAGATGGTTTTAATATTATAAAACTCATCTAATTCCAAATCCCATGTGACTTGATTTAAACTTAGGCTTGTAGTAACTGTCATGGTACGGGTGGCCCTGAATTATCTCCGCCACTTTGGACGGCACTGTGTAAATGATTTTGTAATGAAATAGAGCCGCTCGTTATATTTCCGTCTGCATCAATTGTACCTGTCGTATTAATATTTCCATTAACAGTTAAATTCCCATTTATTGTTGTTCCTGACGGAGAGTTAACTATAACAGTCGTTTGTGATGTAATTTTTATTTTATTATTGTTAAATTCAACAAAATTAACTGGCGTATTATTTAATACTCCACCAAGATACAATCCATCGCTAAATGAAAACTGTCGGTAAGATGCAGGAGCAGCTTGTTTTTTTGTTTTTATAACGTTTGAAATATCTTTATTTGCAAAAATACAGATTCCTATGTCACCTATAACAGGGTCAATTATTATAGCATTAGTACCCCCTTGAATCCTTAAATAGGGTAAACTAAAAATAACACCATGGGGATATGTGTTTCTGTTTGCATCAATTTGCTCAAGCAAAGGTGTTACATTCACTGTGCCTACAGGGCCTTCTCCGCCAGCATCTACTCCCATTACTTTAACCAGCGTTGCAGTCTGTATATCTTTTAAAACCTGATTTACAACAAATATAAGCTTGTTGTATTCGCTTTGGAAATCATGAACATTTGCTTCACCTAAATAAAACCTATCCTGTGATTGCTGTGCCATGTTTACTCCCTCGCACTAAGCTAAAATATTGACCGTCTGGAAATTCAGACTGCAAAGTATGACTTATAGAAATAGCGGTAAATTCACCATTTGCACGCGGCAAGTCTGATTCTATTATAATTTTACCACCAAAAACTAAAAATGGATTAAATAATATTTCTATATTTACGCCTAAGTTATCGAATGTTGGATATGCAATCATTCCGCTTTCTTGATTTATAATAACATCTAATCCGCCTCGCGGTTGGCCTTGATTACATATAATCACTGAATTATTATCAAAATACACATCAACATTAGATGCTCTTGCAATTGTTCTTATTTGATGAATTGCTGTATTTGTTAAATAAGCGTTATTCATGACTGCCTCAACGCCTACGTTTTCAAAATGTAAACCCAAGTCCTTTGCTATCTTTGCGATGACGACAGATATTTTTGTACTTCCTTTGTATGAGGTTATAGGATACGGCGTTAATAAATTGTACCAATTATTTATAGCATATATGTGCAAGTAAACATCGGGCATACTTGCATAGACTCCCCACGCATTAATAATATCCCCCCTAAAAATCAAAGTTTCATATGTGTTTGAGTCATCTAATGCAAAAACATCGATTAATGTTTTATTTTTTTCTGCCAAATTCCAATTTAATGTAGTGATTGCATTCATATCCGATTGGCTGATGCCAAATATTTGAATTTGCGCAGTGGATAATTGTTGTCCACCCGCATGATCAATATAGCACGAGCTTCTAAATCCTATAATTTCTATCGTATCGCTTCCTGACGATGTAAACTCTCGCCCTGGAATTGATATAATGTATTTTATCTGTTTTTTATTGTAACTGGGCATATTCATCAGCCGTTAGATAAATCAATAAAAATCTTGTATTCAGTTCACTATAATACGGGTCAGACTTTCCTTGCGTGTCAACAAACAGAAAATTTCCGCCAAAATCAACGTATGATTGTTTGATTAAAAAATTTAAATTCTCGCAAATGGTAGTATTTGTTATTTCGTTATTATTTGTTTCAAGACTAAAATATAAAGAGGATGTTAACGCATTTGGGTCTTCATTGTATCCAAGTACATTATCTTTTGATTGCAGTTTAATTCTGCATAATACTGTTTCTAATGTAACATTAAAAATTTGATTTGGAACGTTATTAACAGGTATCTGTATCATTTAAACTCCATTTTTAACGGTGTTTTGAGTTCTATTGCTTGGCGTTTTACCTTGAGCACTACCACCATTCACGCTGTTGGACGAATTAGGATTCGTCGGGTTATTTATCTGATTTCCTGAATTACTAAAACGAGCATTAACCTGCCTTATCTCTTTTAAAAATAATGTGATTGATAACATTGATACGTTATTATTACCAGAGCGTGTATAAGAATAACGTTCTATAGATTGGTTTATATATTGAACATCAGGCGTTATAACAGATAATAGTTGTGTTGACTTTGTTGCTGAATCAATTTGATTAATAAACTGTATTCTATCAGATAAGCTTCCAGACAAGGTTAATGTAACTGCGGAAAGTCCAGGTAATTCAACCTTGTTATAAGACGCAAACCCACCTTGTTGTATCGGAAATGTGCTTATTGTCGTAATTTTATTGTAAGCAATGTCCTGTGTTGACTGAGTTGGTCCAAGAAATGTCAAACCTAATCCTGTAAATGACTCGCCGTCTTCGTTATAAATACCCCATTGCGCTGAGAACGCATTGATAATATTTTGCCCAATATTGTTAAATTCACCAAAAAAATTATTAAAATTTAGGGTTGGCATTAATACATCCCTAAGTTTGATTGCATGACATTATTTATACCCATGCTATTGTATATTTCGTTAACAATTCCTTTCGGATCTGTAGACTTTGTATGTACGTGCAAATTTTGCACGTTATTATGGTGTGTGACATTAGTTGCACCTGCTATCGCTGAACCGTTCGGATAACCGAGAAGACCTCTTTCGGCATTTAAATTAATTGCACGTTGCTTTTCAAGTTGCTCTTTAGTTAGATGCGTACGTCTCGCAGCTAATATGCCCATACCTAAAAAATTTAACGCTCCTTTTTCGGCGTTAGGCGTAAAGAATGATGCTATTCCTTTTTCAAGCATTGTAAGAAATGGTGCGAATGTGTTTGCTAACTCAAGCTTTAAATTAGAAAATTGATTTTCCAAGTTTTGAGTAGCTTTATTTAATTCGTTCAAGTTTTCTATTTGTTGTTTAGTAAGGCTAATATTTCCTGATTGTTGATTAAGCGATTGACGGATTGCTTGTGGCCCTTGCATTAAAAAGTTAACAACGCCCGGACTAAACCCTGCTAATTCCAGCATATTATACGCATCTTGCTTATTTAAATGCTTTGCTTTTATTCCGGACTGAACGGCACCTGCTATATTTAATAAAATATCCTCAGGTTTTCTTGCTTGATTTCTTCTATTAGACAGCGGAACATTGAGGGAGTTCATAACGTTACTAAAAACATTTTGAGCCCCCATTAAGTGCGTCATTGTCTGAGAGCGACTTATTAATCCTAATGCACTTATAATTTGATCTCCGGATGTCCCTGTTAAATTTAACGCCCTACTTAGTCCCGTTATATTTGCGGCAGATGTATTGAGCCTGTCTTGATCATAAAACAAAGGGTTATATTTTCTTGCTTCTGATAAAGTTGTTGATGCAATCCATGACGCAATACCAACGCCTGTACCTACTCCAGCTAATCGACTAAAAATTCCGCTCTTTAAAAACCCAACAAGCCCACCTTGTTCTAAAGATTGCTTTAAGCCCTTGTTTAAATCCTTGAAATATTGACTGCTTTTCTCAACTTGCTTATCTTTCTTTTTTTCATTCTCTAATTGTTTAGACGTTAGCTGTCTTTTCTTTCTTGTTTCATCTTCAACTTTTGATACAGATTCAGAATGTTTTATTACAGTTGTTTGCGTAGAACCAGTAGTTTTTTTTGTTACTATAGTTCTTTGAGTTTGACCTATAGAATCGGTACTACTTACGACATTCAGGGCATCCGATAATGATTTTTTTGTGGACTGTGATTTTTTATCCAATGAATCAAGAGCCGATTCAAGCTGCTTTGCTTTCTTGATAGCGTCATCATTATTGATTAAAAACTGCAATACAAACTTATCTAGCGTCATTTGCTTTTCTCACTAATATTTCATTGCAGTTATTAACTGTCACAATTTCAAATAAATTATAAGCATCTTCTATAGAGTATACTGTTTGTAGCTCAATCAAGCTTGCAAATTTGTTTTCTATAATCTTTTGAAACACAAAGGGAACATTTACGCAAGAAATCAAACTTATAGCCTGCCCTATCGAACGGCTTGAAGCTCCTGAATAATCTGGTTCCCTACGACCCCTAAAAAATTTAGATTAAGTTTAAAGAATTCTTTTCTTAGTTCAATTAATGTGCTTACTTCTGAAATGTCTTCGCTTGAATCTGATAACAACAGTTTTCTGGGTTGAAATGCGCTGTCTTTAGTTGATGTTATTTTAACAGTTAACAGAATTTCAGACATTAACTCAGATTGAGTGAGTTCGTCAATTGCTAAGAACGCTGTGACGCCCATTGCGACCAAGGCTTGCGCAGGAAAATCATTAAATTCATCGGGTATATTAAACCCAGCTTTAACAATCCCTCTTATTGCTTTTAAGCACCATCTTTCACATTGGAACGCACTCATTTCTGTTAATTCATATTTTTTACCAAAATCTCTGGAGCTTTGCTCGGAAACTTCATAAAGTATGGTTTTTCTTGTCATTTTTTTGCTCTTTTAATTTAATATCAAATAGGCGTTACAATCACGTTGCCCCAATTTATTGTAACACTAAATGTGTCCAATGTTCGTCTTGCTGGGATAATTGGCATGTATCTTAATAATGTACCATTTGTTAAAACATAGTTTCTATGCACTGAACTTATCGTAATGTCAGCTTGGATAGTATAAATATCACGCGATAGTAGTTGTGCATTATAGATAGTTTCAAAAACTTCTATGCTTCGGCTAGAAGCCGGAAAATCAATTGTTTGGTCAATTAAATTAAAGATAAAGCCCGAACTTTTTTGACCGTCTGCACCCACAATATTTTGAGAAACTTCTATGGAATCCGTCACAAACATTGAATCAGCAGAGTAATTTTCTAACGTTGTAGAAATTCCAAGCGCAGGTACAAGTACTCTAAAAATACTGTTCGCAGATGTTATATTGTTGTTAAACATTTTATCTCCTAAAGGATATCAATTGCATTAATTACCAACATCTGTACAGATTGGCCGTCCGTGTACCAGAAGTTAATAATTGGACTTTCTCTATTTTGCTTAGCTTGCGTTCCAGGATCTTTAACTTGTAAGTAATAACCATTTGTTTCAAGTGCGCGACTAATATCAAGTCCAGCTTGACTGTTAACTGTTGCGATTTCATTTTCACTTAACGTTATTCCACGTCTAATCGTCCCAAAATTGACAGCGTCGTTAATCGGAGAGGTTAAAGCTGCGCGTATTGTTGAGTAACCGGCGTCATTATAAGGGACTGATGTTTGCGCATTGTTCCCAGCCAATAGCTCCATTCCTGCCGTTTGCAATTGCGCTGCTAAATACACCGCGCCATAGAAGGAATCCATCCATAAAAATTTACCTGACAATTGTCCGTTATATAAAAACGTCCA